ATACTATCAGATTGAACACGGTTTGTCAAGGGTTATCTATCCCAACGATAAAAAATGTGTTCACCAATTCGTCCTACAACATTCATACCTCTGTCGTGAATCCACTTTGGATTTACATACGTAGCATGGTAGTGTGTTGCACCTTCGGTAATACCACGAAACTCACCGTTATTATATAGACTGTGTGCTAACATCTTTGCGTCTTCCCATGACCTACCATCTCTTGGTTGGTCTGCTTTACCGTCACAGAACCAAGAGAACTGGCACATATTTCTCTGAGGAATTTCCTTTCCTCTTTGAAGCCACCATGTAGACATTTTTGCATCATACACAACGTCACATACGGTTGATGGATATCGTGGGTCATCGACACGGTTAAGAACTACGTCCGCCACCGCAAGTTTTCCTGCCTTGTTATCAGCACGAGATTCGTGATAGATGTTCAATGCAAGACATTCAATCTCAGTTTCTTCGAAACTAAAATGTTTTTGGTCTTCTATAATCTCTTGAATTATTTGTTCTTCTTCTAAGATATTCTCAGACTCAACTTTAGTATTCAGTATCCAGTATATAAAAAAAGATACCACCGTTAGGACTATTGCACCAAGATACAATATCCATTTAAGATTCGATTTCTTCAATTGCCCAATCCCTCATTTGTTTAGCCTGTGTATCTTTCGATACATGACTCTTACTTTCATTACAAAATTTATATGCGAGTGTGATTCTATCGCAACCTGAATATGCACTATGCCAACAATGATGTTCAGGTTCATCATATCGACCAAAATAGTAGTGTCTACACTGCCATCCTTTTTTCTCAGGTATTGTTATAATACTGGACGACTCCAAATCATAATACCTAAAATAAGAATCACCAGTAGCACTATACGTGAATAAAACTTGATATGCATTTGCGTTCCAATTAGTATGCCAACCGACAAATCCGCCTGGCGGATAGTAGTTCAAGAGTGCAGAACTGTGAGCGCCCAGTTCTTTCGCAAACTCAAACTTGACTCTCTCTCGAAAGTCTGTCCATATGTCAGGGTCTTCTTTCAACATTGAGTTGATAGGTTGCGCCCAGTGGTCTTCGGGGAAACCACTGTGGTCTTCACCTTTCGCCATTTGTTCTTGGAGATAGATGTCACCACAGAAGTATTCTCCGTTGTCAAACGCCTCTTCATTTGAATAGACATAATACTTTTCGTTTTCGTAGGGCATAGAAAAGAATTCGTCTGAAATTTTATTCAGACGTTTTTCAAATTCTTTTCCAATTACAATTTCACTCATGGCTCAACAGGTGCATTCATTTTATCGACTGCTGTGATGATATTAGGAAAATGAACAGAAAGTATATCCCAACATTTATCCGCAATAACCATATGTTCTTTCTGAGTTCCGTTGCCACGTCTCAGGTCACAATAGTGAATCCAAGAACGAAGAGAACCCGCCATGTAAAGAGTAGACTGAGTATTACCTTCGGGCAGAACTGCACGTGCTTGTTCTTTTGCGATACCTTGGTCTAACGCCCATTGATATGCATCCTTAGCCTTCTTAACAACCTCTGACTGTTTCATAGACCACTGTTCTGCAAGACGTTCATGTGGTGTTTTGTTACCACCCTTACCAAAGTCTTCGATACCATCGAGTTCGATAGAGTTCTGTCTATTCTTTGGGTCTTGTAGTCGTGCTTCTCTTGTAGAGAATCCTTCTGCCTCGGCATAACGTTGCGAGAACTCTTGGAATGAGAACGAGCGGTGACGAATGATTTGACGTGCAATGTCACGAGTCGTTTTGATTTCCATAGTTACATGCACCATCTCAAATGGTGACCAATGATTCTCACGAATCAGATATCGAACAAGACCTTGTGCGGTCTGTTTATTGTTTTGATTTGCGGGATTACTTACACGGGCTGCATATGCAATCAGTTCCTCAGCTGTGTGACAATCAGTGATTGCACTCGGTTGACTCAACGCAATTAGTTTGACTTCTGCCATTTTTCGATTTTCTCCAGTAATGAATGGTAGGGTAATGTTGCGAAGTCAACGTTGAGATTGACTCGCCAATTCTTTGGGTCACTATGTCGTTTGACACAATGCCATTGGTCGTGTCTAAAGGTAATCCACTTACCGACTTGTAGATGCGTTTTTTCCGCTTCAACAAGTTTAGAATAATCGGGGATTCTATACATATCGTATAGTTTGAACGGTTCGGTTTCTTCGAACCATATAGTTTCTTCATTGTTAGTTTGTAATAAACAGAAGAACGATGAATTTCTTGCATGACCACGATGAGGATAAAGAATATGTCCTTCGTTCTGAATCTGAATAATTGGGTCAATCTCTTCCATCGGAATGTCGAGCATTTCACTGACCTTACGAGATAAGGGTTCATGAATACGTTTAGGAAGTCGATATTGGTCAATCACCATTTCTTGAACACCCGTTTCATGATATCCAAGTTCACGTGCCATGATAAGTCTGCGTCTTTTGAATTCACGAGCGTCACGTGTGGTCAAACCATTTTCTTTACACACACGTTCAATTACTTGTTGTGTAGAGTCATATGCGATTTGACGCCATGGTCTATCAATGAATTCTAGTTCGTCAGACAGGTTCAATGCCATGTCTAGAATTTCGGTTTGTTCTGATTTAGTTAAAAGTTCTAAATCGGTTTCTTGAAAGTATTTACCCATGCTTACTCCATCTTGAAATTTTTGAATCTTTCTCCAGCATCTGACTTGTCAAATACAGGCGTATCATCGTTACTTATACCGTCATTATCTTGGTCATCATCATCGGATAAACGCATCTTACTACGGTCAACCTTTACAGTGAATCGAGTATTGGATGTCGGGTCATTGTATCGGTTCTTCAATTGTTTGACCAATATCTTACCAAGATTATTCAGTTCCTCATTTGCAATCAGAGCGAACATTAAGTCTGCGGTAGCAGGAAGACCAAACGATTCGGATGTATCTTCAAGACCGACATCATCATTAGAATAACCACTACGAGTTGTCTGTGTCGCAGAAACAATCGGAACATTGAACTCAACTGCCAGACCACGAAGTTCTTCTGCGATACTCTTGATGTAAGTATAAGAGTTGATTGCACCACCCATACCTTTCATACGAGACGATGCACAGATATTCAGATAGTCAACAAATATCATCTCAGGAACAAAATTCTTTTTGAGTTTCAGCTCATTCAACAATGCACGGAAGTGAGAAGTATGTGCTTGTCCTGTTGGATATTCTTTGATAATCAACTTACCCTGAGTTGCAGATTGAATCTCACCCACACGGTCACGGAACATATCCTTCGATAGATTCTCAAGTTGGTCAATCGGAATATTCAACAGGTTAGCATCTATACGTTCGGCAATGCGTTCTTCTGCCATCTCCATTGTAATATACAATACGTTGCGTCCCTGTAGTAATGCATTCGCAGCTACGTGACACATGAACAACGACTTACCGACACCTGTGCCCGCAAGTGCGATATTCAAAGTCTTGTTTGGTAGACCACCCTTGGTAATCTTGTTGAAGTATTCAAGGTCAAACGGAATACGTTCTTCTTGTTCATGGTAGAAGTCAAAACGACCATCCACATTCTCAAGATAGTCGTGACCAATATTTGTATCAAAGGTTACACCAAGTGCTTTACTCAGAATATCAGGTATCGCATTCTTTTGTAGTGTCGGATGTTTCCCATCAATCACATTGATAGATTCCATAACTGCATTATAGACCGCACGGTCTTGACAGAACTTCTCAGTTGATTCAACCAACCAATCTAGATTTTCTTTTTCGGGAGTGAAGATGTTTGGTAACATCTCCATTGCTTGACGATAGTTTTCTTCGGACATACGTCCGCCTTCATCTATCTCAATCTTAAATGCTTCAAGAGTCGGCAGTTTGTTATACTTCTGAACAAACTTTGCGACTTCCTTGAAGGTATCTTTGTATGCCCCCTCAAAGTATTCGGGTGCGAGAAATGGTAAGACCTTACGAGTGTATTCTTCGTTAGTTAGAAGATTCCTCAGTATCGTCTGTTGTAAGTTTATATTCATCAAAGTCCTCACGGTGATTTTCACCAACCCACTGTCTTCCAGTGTCACGGTCAGTCAAGATTGCATTACCTTGTGCAATCTGTGAATCCATAATATTTTGTAGTATATTACCACAGTGTTCTTGAAATGTCAAGCTTTCTGTTGTCAGGTCAGGGTCAGGAGATGAAATGATTTCCATGTTCCAACGAAGAGTTCCTGTGTCACCATCGAAACGAATAGTTCCAAATTCAATCACTGTTTCGATAAAGTCGCCCGTAAGAAATCTGACATGCCATTGGTCAGTGTCCGTAGGCACTAACTCATAGTCAATGTTCTCGGATAACTTATTCAGCATCTACAATTGCATCCATGTCAATTTGTTGTGCAAGACCGATAGAATATTGTTTCTTCAAGAAGTCTGCAAAGTCAGTCTCTTCAAAGACAGGTTTCCAAAACTCTTCTTTTAGAGTGTCAGCGAGTCGGACTTTTGGGTCAACCAGTTCTCCAGTTTGTTTGTCAACACGGCAATACCAACCATTGGAAGGCTTACTAATATAACCACCAGCAAGACCAACATCCACAAGACCACTGTAACGTTGGACGCCACCTTCCCAAGAAACACTAATAGGGATTTTAGACTTCTCTTTAACATAACGTGATTTCTCCACATTGATAATAAAATGATAACCTTTGATTTCAGTTCCCACTTTGTCTTGTTGTCTACCAAGAATCCAAATGTTGTCAGCAGAATAGTAGATACCTGTTCCACCACCTACGACATCTTTAGGGAATAGACCGATTTCTTTATAGGTATGGTTGACGGCAAGCATTGGAATATTTTTCATGGTCAGATACGGGGTTACCATTCTGAACAGACCTTTCAATGCTTTTGCTCGGGACATGTCAGCAACACTCTTTTCGTTCATAGCGTCTTCCAGTTCTTTCTTGGAAGCAAGGTTGCCAATGCTGTCGATAACGACTATTACATTATCCTTTCTATCGAGATTCTCAAGTTGCCCAATTAAATCGAACTTGAGTTCTTCGACATTAGCGATAGGAGTATGCAATACCCGATTGGTGTCAATGCCAAATTGTTCAAAGTAAGATTGTGGCGAACCAAACTCACTATCATAGAACAACAAGACAGCATCTTCTTTTGCCTTTAGATATGCACCCGCCATAAGTAGTGCAAACGAGGTCTTGAAGTGCTTTGAAGGGCCCGCTAGGACGGTCAATCCTGGCGTGACACCGCCGTCAATACTTCCGCTCAACGCAACGTTCACCATCGGAACGTCAGTTGGCACCATGTCTTTTTCAGTGAAGAACTTACTGTCAGATAAAACCTCGGTGGTTTTAATCTTACTGTTCTTCTTTAGTTTGTCCATTATCGACATTTTCATCTCCATCAAATTTAATGTTGTTGGATTTCTCACGGTCATCCAACTCATAGTTCTTTCTATAATTGTCGTTTATCTTACCAACTTCGGCAAGTAATGTCAAGCACTTTGTATCAAATTTATTGAATGCTTGAAGGTCTTTGGGAAAACACGCACCACCAAATCCACGTTTACCATCGAAGCCAGGCACACGAGTGTGTCCTTGTCCGATACGTGAATCAAGTCCAACTGCGTTTGCAATTGTTGGCCAGTTACACCCAAAGGATGTGACTGTATCATAGAGTTGATTGAAGAATGTGACCTTGGTTGCAAGGAAAGTATTAACTGCATACTTTACAAATGATGCTTCGGGAGCAGACATTTCCACATATTTGTCTGTTGTGCATAAAGAGAATAATTTATAAATGTTCACGACTTCTTTAGTCATGTTCGGTGAACCACCAATAATATGGTAAGGTGCCATAACAAATTGTTCCTTCGAACTTCTTTCGGTAAGGAACTCAGGATTGTAGACAAGTCTTGGAACGTCATCATCAAACAAAGAGTTTGCAAGACGGTCAATGACATCAGGAGTGACTGTTGATTTGATAACAATAATACTTGTGGTATCTTCCATAAGTTTTAGAACAGCATCTTCTACAATAGATGCATCACAAACTCCGTTCTCGCCGACAGGAGTAGGCGCACAAACAAATGTGATGAACGGGTCATAATCTAGAAGGTCATCAATAGTTGTGTCTAATTTTGGGTCAACGATGAATTTGTCAACGAATGGATGAGTAAATGCATAGTCTACAGCGCTTCCTACAAATCCGTGACCGACAATACCAATCTTGATTTTATTTTCGTTACTTACCAAGTCGCCTTCCATATTATGGTTTTTAGGGTCATTGAAGGACGATAAGTCTTTTTGTTGAGCATCCTTTGTTAGTGGCAAGTCTTCGAATAACGATTCTAAATTTTTTTCTTTATCCATAATTTAATTCACCTTATAAAAATGTTTATACCAATCTACAAACGCTTGAACACCAACCTCGATATTGGTTGTGGGTTTATATCCTAACGCCTCTAGTTTGTCTGTGTTACTCCAAGTTTCGAGCGTATCAGCAGGATGTCTTGGAGCAAGATTAATGATGGGTTCTCTTCCCACCTCTTTACCAATAATATGTATAAAGTCCATTAAGTCTACTTGTTTACCCCTACCGATATTGAAGATTTCTCCACTCTCGATATCTGATAACATTGCAATCTTGATACCCTGAATGATATCAGCAATGTAAGTAAAATCACGTTTCATCTTTCCGTAGTTGAAAGCATATATTGGATTACCATGAATGATATCATAAGTAAAGTTAAACAATGCCATGTCAGGTCTTCCCCATGGCCCATAGACAGTAAAGAATCTTAGTCCTACATTATTAAGACCACTGATTCCCCACTGAATCTCGTTGACATATTTTGTGTATGCATATGCATTGAGTTGTTTACCTTCAAGGTCTTTCTCTTCCCATCCATTGGGGCCCATAGGAGTTCCACCATAGACCGAAGATGTAGATGC